ATCTACTTCACCCTCGGCGCCGGGGGTCTGGAGCCCGAGAGCATCAAGCCCCGCATCGTCTAGACCGTGCTCTATCTGGCGACGGCCGCCGTGCTGTGGTGGTTCGGCCAGCGCCAGATCGAGAAGCGGCGCGTTCAGGGGCTGCCGTGGCTCAAGTGAGCGCAGCCACCATGATCCGGAGGGGCTGCCATGCCTGACGGAGCGGCCTGGGAATCGTTCGCCGGCGTCGTCGCCGTTCTCGTGTTCCTCGGCGGCGGGGTTGTGGCCCTGCGCCGCCTCGGCTTTCTGGGCGGCCCGGCAAAGCAGGCACCGCCCGCGCAGAGCTCTGGCTGCGGCACGGTGAAGGAGGACCTCACCGACCGGGTGCACAAGCTCGAGCGCGAGCTCGACGCCTTCCGGCTTCATGTCTCCGAGAACTTCGTGCGGCGCGACGACTACATCACCTATCAGAGCCGCGTGGTCGGCATGCTCGAGGCCCACACCGCGGCGCTGGCACGTCTGGAAGAGAGGGTCGGGGGAACCGATCGATGAAGGACAGCCTCACCCAAGCCCATATCGCCGGCCTGCGCTGGTCGATCTTGCGGACCCTGCTGGTCGGCGGCCACCTGGGCGCGACCGACCAGATGTGCCTCGACGTCGGCCGCTCCGAGTATCTCGGGGTCACCATGGCCCGCATGCGCACCGAGCTCGACTATCTCGAGTCCCGCAAGCTGGTGTCGATCGAGCGCTCGGAGGTGCACGCCTGGCGCGCCAAGCTCACGCGCTACGGCCGCGATTTCGTGGACTACGAGATCGACGCGGAGCCCGGCATCACGAGGCCGCCCCGGCTCGATCCCACGGGGGGCTGACATGCCGCCGCCCGCGAAGATCGCGGCGCTCCCGGACGACGTGCGCCAGGAGCTGCACGCGCGGGTCATCGATAGCAACTTCACCGGCTACAAGGATCACTCGGAGTGGCTCAAGTCCAGGGGCCACGACATCAGCCATATGGCGGTGTGGCGGTATTTCGAGAACGTCCGGGAAGAGGTCCGCCGCGAGCTTCTGGCCATTTCCGTTTCCACCGCTTCCGTGGCTTCCTACGCCGCCCTGCAGAGGCGGTCGGGTGAGGACTTCGCCCTCGCCTCTCAGGGAATGCTGCAGCGCTACCGCCTCGAAAAGCTGCGGGCGGCTCTGGACGAGGGCGAGATCTCGCTCGAGGACCTCGAGTCCTACGAGCGGCTGGAGCGCGGCCAGGGGCTGACGCGGCTGCGGGCAGCGCGCGAGCGGCACCTCCGCTCGATGACGCCACGCCCGGCGTCCGGCCAGGCCAGGGTGACCGAGTCCAGCGATCGCGCCGCCGCGGAGGAGATCGCGAAGGGGGGCGACCCCGTCGAGACCATCAAGCGCATCCGGCGCGAGGTCTACGGCATCTTCGATGACTGACGCCGCCGTCCCGCTCTACGACTACCAGCGCGCCTGGTTCCAGGACCGGAGCCGGTTCAAGATCGGCCTGTGGTCCCGCCAGGTCGGCAAGACCTTCACCACGACGCTCGAGATCGTCGACGACGTGATGGCGGCGCGGGCCGAGGGCCGTGCCTCGCCCTGGCTCATCCTGTCGCGCGGCGACCGCCAGGCGCGCGAGGCGATGCGCGCCGGCATCCAGACCCACGCGAAGGCCTACGGCCTCGTCTTCCAGGAATCGGAGTACGATCTCGACATCGAAGGCCAGCGCTACCGCGCCAACGAGTGGGACGCCGGCGGCGGGAACATCGTCACGGCGCTGCCCGCCAACCCCGACACCGCGCGGGGCTACTCGCGCAACGTCTTCCTCGACGAGTTCGCCATCCACCAGCAGAGCCGCGAGATCTGGGGCGCGCTTTATCCCACCATCACGCGGGGCTGGAAGATCCGCATCACGTCGACGCCCAAGGGCAAGTCCGGAAAGTTCTACGAGCTGATGACCAGCGAGACGAGCCAGTGGTCCAAGCACGTCGTGGACATCTGGCGCGCGGTCGAGGGCGGGCTCCCGGTGAATGCGGAGGAGCTGAGGGCGGGCCTCGCGGACGAGGACCTGTGGCGCCAGGAGTACCTCTGCGAGTGGCTGGACGAGGCGAGCGCCTGGCTGCCCTACGATCTCATCGGCGCATGCGAAGATCCGCACGCCGGGCGGCCCGAACTCTACGAAGGCGGGCTCTGCTACCTCGGCAACGATATCGGCCGCAGGCGCCACCTGTGGTGCGCGGCGGCGGCCGAGATGCTCGGCGACGTCGCCTGGGTGCGCGAGCTCAAGACCCTCGAGCGCGCCACATTCGCGGTGCAGGACGACGTCCTCGACGAGATGATGAGCCGCTACCGCGCGGTGCGGCTCGCCATGGACCAGACCGGCATGGGCGAGAAGCCGGTCGAGGACGCCAAGACCAGGTACGGCGAGAACCGAGTCGAGGGCGTGGTGTTCTCGCCGGCGGCGAAGCTCGACATGGCAACGCACCTGAAGGAGCGCTTCGAGGATCGGAAGATCCGCATTCCGCAAGGCGATTCGGTGCTGCGCGCCGACCTGCACTCGGTGCAGAAGATCGCCGGCCCCACCGGCCAGGTCAGGCTGCTGGCCGAGGAGACGGAGGACGGCCATGCCGATCGCTTCTGGGCGCTGGCACTCATGGCGAGCGCGGCGGCGGAACGGGTGGAGCGGTTCGGCCTCACGCGGATCGACAACCACCGGGACCTCTCCGCCTCGCCTCGGGCGATACGCGGCCGGCGGGGCTCGGCGCCCTCGATGCGCTGGCAGCCGGGAGGGCTGGCGTGAAAGCGCTCGTCGCGCTGCAGGCGCTGGGCGCACGGATCTCCGGCATGGTCCGCCAGCGCGAGCTCACGCAGCGCATCGCGCCGCCGTCCGTCGTCGGGCTCCGGCGCGCCCAGCAGTGGCGATCGGTCGCCGCCTGGCTCACGCCGGAGCGGCTGCGCGCGATCTACTTCGAGGTCGCCCAGGGCACCTGGTGTCCGGACTATTTCGAGCTGGCGGAGGAGATCGAGGAGCGCGACGGCCACTACCGGGGCGTGCTGCAGCAGCGCCGGCTCCGCGCCGCGGGCGCGCCGGTCGACGTGATGCCGGCCTCCGACGCGGCCGCCGACGTGAAGCTCGCCGACGAGGTGCGCGAGCGGGTCATGGGCGGGCCTGGCTGGCACGACATGCTGCTCGACCTGCTGGACGCCATCGGCAAGGGCATCTCCTGCCAGGAGATCGTGTGGAGCCAGCAGGGCGGCCGCTGGGCGCCGGCGGCCTATCACCGGATCGACCCTCGCTGGCTGGTGTTCTCCTACGAGGACGGCGAGACGCCGCTCCTGCTGCGCGAGACGGGCGGGCGGGGCACCATGCCGGCGGACCCGCGCGGCGGCGGCTGGGACAGCCACGCCGACCCGCTGGTCCACGGAAAGTTCGTCTACCACCGGCACCGCTCCAAGAGCGGGCTGCCCGCGCGCGGCGGCCTCGCCTACCTCGCCGCCACCATGTGGCTGTTGAAGTCGACGGCGATCCGCGATTGGTGGGCCTACGGCGAGGTCTTCGGGATCCCGGTGCGCGTCGGCAAGTACGGGCCGAACGCCACGGACGAGGACATCCAGACGCTGGTCGACGCGATCTCGGCGCTCGCCTCCGACGCGGGCTGCATCATCCCGGACACGATGCAGGTCGAGTTCGTGCAGGCGGCGCGGGGCGGCGGGCAGTCGGACGCGCTCTTCCCGGCGCAGGCGCGCTGGTGCGACGAGCAGGTATCGAAGGCCGTGGTCGGCCAGACCATGACGACCGACGACGGCTCCAGCCTGAGCCAGGCGCAGGTTCACGAGGGCGTCCGCGACGACCTGGTCGACGACGACGTGCGCCAGATGTGCGAGACGATATCCGCCGCCGTCATCGCGCCCTACTGCATGCTGAACGGCCACGCGCGGCCGGAGACGTGGCCCCGGCTGGCACTGCCGCCCCAGGAGGAGGCGCTCGACGTGCAGGCCGTGGTGGCGCTCGCGCGCGCCGGCGCCAGGATCCCGGAGCCCTGGGTGCGCGGCCGCATGGGCATCCCGGAGGCGAAGGAGGGCGAGGACATCCTGACCGGCCGGCCGGCCGGCCAGGCGCCGGACGGCGAGGATGACGAGGAGAACGGCGGAGAGGAGCCGCCGCCTGCGCCCAACCTCGCGCTCAGCGCGGCCGAGGCGATCGATGCGGCGCTCGAGGCCGGCGGCGGCTGGGACCTGCTCGCGGACGACCTGATCGGGCCGGTCGCGGACGCCCTCGCGGCGGCCGACGACGCCGAGCAGTTCATGGCGCTCGCTGCCGATATGGGCACGCCGGAGCGCCTGGCGCGGGACCTGTCGCTCAGGCTCTTCCGGGCGCGGGTGGACGGCGAGACGGGCTGAGATGGCCCGCCCCTTCGGGGTGCTGCCGAAGGCCGCGCTCCGCTTCCTGCGCGGCAAGGGGCTCAAGACCAGCCGCCATTGGACCGAGGTCTGGCGCGAGGAGCACGCGGTCGCGTTCACGGCGGCTCGGATGACGCGCCTCTCTCTCGTCCAGGAGACGCACCGGGAGCTGGTGAAGGCGCTCGAGGCCGGCGAGACCATGGAGACCTTCCGCGCCCGCCTGCAGCCATTCCTGGAGCGGCGCGGCTGGGCGCGCGATATCGCGGAGGCGCCGCGCGGCGGTGACATCCCGACCCGCCTCGACAGGATCTACCGGGCCAACATGCGGAGCTCTCGTGCCGCCGGGCAGTGGGACCGGGTCCAGCGCACGAAGCAGCTGATGCCCTTCCTGCTCTACGAGCTGGGGCCGTCCCGCGACCACCGCCCCGAGCACGAGGCCTGGGCCGGCACGTGCCTGCCCGTCGACCATCCCTGGTGGCGGACCGTCATGCCGCCCAACGGCTGGGGCTGCAAGTGCCGGGTGCGCCAGATCACGCGGGCCGAGCGCGACCGCCTGGTGAAGGCGGGCAAGGTCACGACGGAGGCGCCGGCGCTGCCGACGCGCCAGTGGACCAACCCGGCCACCGGCGAGGTTCACCAGGTGCCCATAGGCATCGATCCCGGCTGGGACACGAACCCCGGCTACGAGCGGGCGCAGGGGGTGGGCCAGGCCGGACTCGACCGGCTGGACTCGGTGCTGGGCGACATGGGCGAGGCGGCCGGCGGGCGCTGGGGGCGACGCTACACCAGGGAGCTGATGTCATCGGCTTCGTTCAAGCGCTTCGTCCGCCGCCCGCAGAAGGGCGAGGCCATGCCGATCGGCGTGCTGCCTGCGCGGCCGGAGGGCACCCGCAGCCGGCTGCTCACGCTGCAGGGCTCCGCCGTGCGCAAGCCGCGCGGCGGCAGGAAGCTCAGGGCGGACGACTGGCTTCTGGCGCAGCGGATCATGGACGCGGCCGCCGCGCCCGCGGCCGCCGGCCGTCCGGGCCGCTGGCGCTGGGACGCGACGATCGACGGGTCGCGCTGGCGGCTCGTCACCGAGACGCGGGACGGGCGGGCCACCGTGGTGACGATGCACGAGAGAACGTAGCGCCGGGCCGGGGCACCCCAACCCCGCAAAGCCTTGTCCCGATTCGCATGCGTCGGCTCGCGCGCCGAAGCGCGCAGTGCGGTCCAGGTCCGCTCAAGAGGCTCGGTTTCCTGGCGTCGGAGCCCGGCGCTACGGGCGCCAGCATCGCGCGCGAAGCGCCCGGCCGTCAATACGCCCGGTTTTGGAATAAAACGCCCTGCCATCCCGGTGTAGGCTCGCTTCATGGAACTGCAGATCGCCATCTCGCCCTGGGCCGCCGCGCTGAACGTGCAGGCCATGACGGGGGAGAACGCGGCACCGCCGACCGCCGAGGTGATCCCGCCGCCGGATGCGGACGGGATCATCAAGGGCCGCGACGGCCGCCGGTTCCGGATGGCCGACCCGGTCGCGCTTGCGGCGCGGATCAACGGCCAGCAGGTGGCGGCCCGCGTGGACTTCGATCACCGGAGCGAGCGGAAGTCGCCGACCTTCTCCGGGTCCACGGCAGCCGAGGGCTGGGTGAAGAACGCCCGCGTCAACGCGCGGGGCGGCATCGACGCGGACCTCGATCTGTCGAGCTGGGCAGCCATGAGCCTGCGCTCGGGCTCCTACCGCTACCTCTCGCCGGCACTCTTCCTGACCACCGACATGGAGATCACCGGCCTCTCGTCGGTCGGGCTGGTGAACGACCCGAACTTCAGCCTGCCGGCGCCGGCCGTGCACAACAGGGAACCGAACATGAGCGACACCCCGGCCAATCCCGAGGGCGACGAGGCCAAGCGCCTGGAGGCCCTGGCTGCCCGCGAGAAGGCGGCGGACGAGCGCGCGCTCAACGCGGCGACGCGGGCCGTCGACCAGGCCGTCTCCGACGGCAAGATCCCGGCGGCCGCCAAGGACGCCCACCTCGAGACGATCAAGTCGCACAAGGACGGCATCGACGCCGGCCTGAACGCCTTCGAGAAGCTGATGGCGGCCTCGGCCGAGGCCGCCCCAGGCGGAGGCGCCCCCGCTGGCGTTGACGCCGATGGGCTGAAGGTGCTGACGACGCGGGTCGGCCCCTCCGGCGCGCCGAACGCAGACGCCAAGGGCGCGAGCCCGGCCTTCCCCACGCCGGCCGGGGTGCTTCCGCCCGACGCGGAGCGGCTCTCGCTGCACCAGAAGATCGCCGCCTACGCAGCGCAGAACGGGGTGAGCTACCGCGACGCGGTGCAGCACTTCGGCGCGATGGGGGTCTGAGGCATGGGCCGGGTCATCGCCGATACGGCGACCACGCAACCGTTCTACACGCTGACCGTCGAGGCCGAGGGCGCGGACGAGAAGTTCCGCCGCTTCATCAAGGCCGACGGCAGCCGGGCCGGCGCCCGCGAGCGGCCGCTCGGCGTCTGCAGGGTCAAGTCGAGCGTCGACGCCGAGCTGATCCCGGTGGACGTCGCCGGCGTCGTCCTCGCCGTGGCCGGCGCCGCGATCGCTGCCGACGACTGGCTCGAGAGCGACGCGCAGGGCCGGGCCATCCCCTGGTCGCGCCCCGTCATCAACCACGCCGTCGTCTCCGGCGCCGCGGCCAATGCCGACATCGCCGTCACTGGCATCACTACCGAGGACACGCTGGATGCGGTGGTGGCCACGGACGGGACCGCCGTGCCCGGCCCGACCATCCACAGCGACGGCAACATCCGCAGCACCGGCGGCACGACCGGCAAGCATCTTCTGGTGGTGTGGCGCACGCCCTACCGTCGCCCGGCCGCGCGTGCGGTCGCCGCCGCGACCGCTGCCGACGACCTGGTGCCGGTGCTTCTGGGGGGTATCTGACCGTGAACGAACAGGTAGCACTGAACGCCGCCGACGCGCCGCAGCTCGCGAACCCGGCCGCACGGGTCATCGACCCGATCCTGACCACGGCCGCGCGGGGCTACATGAACCCCGCGCTCGTCTTCCGCGCCCTCTTCCCGGTGGTGACCACCGGCGCCAGAGGCGGGACGAGGATCGAGTTCGACCGCACCGACTTCCGGAAGGTCAACACCCGCCGCGCGCCCGGCGCCACCACCCAGCACGTCCAGTTCGGCCACGAGGGCAAGAAGTTCGCCCTTACCCAGCACCGGCTGATGGGGAAGGTGCCGGTGGAGACGGCCGAAGAGGCCATGACGGTAGCCGGCATCGACCTCGGCATGCGGACGGTGACCGGCGTCCAGAACATCATCGGGCTCGAGCGCGAGATCCACGCGGCCGAGCTTGTCCTGGCCGCCGCGACCTACGACGCAACCCACGTCAACACCCTGGCGGGCAACGCGCAGTGGAGCAACGGCGCCTCGACGCCGACCCGGAACGTCATGGCCGCGGTGGAGACCACCCGCGCGGCCACGGGCATGAGGCCCAACACGGTCATCATGGGCGGCCAGGTCTACAGCCAGGTCCGCGTCCACGAAGACGTGCTCCAGCAGATCCGCTACGCCGGGGGCAGGCAGATCGCCAACAAGGAGGACCTGGCGCGGCTCTGGGACGTGGAGCGGGTCGTGGTGGGCGACGCGATCTACGTCGACGAGGACGACACCCCCAAGGACGTCTGGGGGAAGGACGTGGTGATCGCCTACACGGCGGTCGGCTCGATCTCCCGCTACGAGCCCAGCTTCGGCTACGGCTACAACCTCTCCGGCACGCCGATGGTCGAGCAGGCCTACTACGACCGCGACAAGAACTCCTGGCTCTATCCGGTCACCGAGGAGTGGACCAACGAGGTGGTGGGCAAGGACGCCGGCTACCTGATCAAGAACGCGATCGCCTGATGACGGACAAAACCCCGGAGAGTGTGCGGCTCGTCGCGGTGACCAACGTCACCGTCGACGGGTCGCACCACGCTCCCGGAGCGGCCTTCGAGGCACCCGCCGCATTCGCGGACGATCTGATCGCCGCCGGCGCTGCGCAGCCGGCCGAAGACGAAGACGCCGACGGCGGCGACCTCAAGGACGTGAAGGGCATCGGGCCGCGCACGGAAGCGCAGCTCCAGGACGCTGCCGTCGCGGACCTCGCGGACCTCGCGGCGCTCGACGGCGACGACCTGGTGCGGGTCGCCGAGGCCCTCGACGAGAAACCCGACACCGTCGCCGGCTGGCGCGACCAGGCGCGCGAGCTGAGGTCGGCGCAGTGAAGCGCTGGCGCATCGTGCCCGCAGGACCGGGCGGCGTTCACGCCGCCGGCCTGCATATCCCGCCGGGCGGCATCGAGCGCGCGCTCGACGAGGCCACCCTCGGGCTGCTCTCGGGCGACGCGCGCGTGACGGTGACGCCGGTCGAAGAGCCGGCCGACGCCGCAGCGCCGGCGGCGCAGAAGAAAACCCGAGGCAAGCGCAGCTGACGGTGCCGTCATGGGCACCGTCTACCTCACTCCCGAGAAGCTCGAGGCCATCGTCGGCCGGAGGCACCTCGCGGCCGCCGCGCCGCAGGCCGGCGACAAGCAGTCCTGGGACGAGGCCACGGTCCAGACCGCGATCGACGCCGTCTCGGACATGGTGGACGCCCGGCTCCGGACCCGCTACGGCATCCCGCTCGAGGACGTTCCGGACTTCCTCAGCCGCGCGGTGGCGCGGCTGGTGCACTACGAGCTGGTCGACGAGCCCAGCGCCACGGAGCTGATCGAGACCCGCGCCCAGGCCGCCCAGAAGGTGGTCGACGGGCTCGCGAGCGGGAAGCTGCAGATCGGCGCCGACAGCGACGGCGACGGCGAGGCCAACGAGCGCACGCGCCACGGCCGCGCGGTGCTGCACACCCCTGCCGGGCGCACCTTCCGGCGCCGCGATACCGGCGGGATCGTCTGATGGCGCGCGGCGCCTCCGTCACGATCGACGCCGGCAAGGTCGCCGATCTCGCGCGCCGGCTCAGGGCCGCCGCCGCAGCGCCCACCGCTCTGCTGATGGAGGCGATTGCCGCCGCCGGCGAGAGCGCGACGCGGGCGCGGATCGCGGCGGGCGGGCCGGCGCCGGACGGCAGCGAGTGGCCCGCGCGCCATCCCGCCTACGTCAATCCGGAGCCCATGCTCAACCGCGAGGGCGGCCTGGTCGACTCGCTGGCGAGCGAGGCCACCCAAGAGTCGGCCGCGTGGGGATCGAACCTGGTCTACGCGCGCATCCACCAGCTGGGCGGCACCATCGTACCAAAGAACGCCGACGCGCTCCGCTTTAGCCTCGGCGAGGAGATCGTCACCGCCAAGTCGGTCACCATCCCGGCGCGGCCCTACCTCGGCTGGGGCGGCGACGAGGTGCGCATGGCCGAGGACGTGCTCGAGGCCTGGCTCGGGCAGCAGCTCGGGGCCGGTGCGGCGTGATCGTCCAGGAGCTCCTCGAGACGCAGCTCGCCGATCGCCTGCGCGGCGCGCTGCCCGATCTCTGCGAGACCACGGTCTGGGACGGGGCCTGGGACGCGCTGGCGTCGCCGAAGCGCCACTCCTTCCCGGCGCTGGCCGCCATGGTCTCGCTCACCGGCTTCACGCTGGTCCACCGGGGGCAGCACATCTGCGATGCGTCGCAGCTTCACCGGCCGCGCGCGGCCGG